CGCGTCCCGAGCTTCAATGAGCGCATTTATCTTGTCTTCATCGGGGAAAAAAATCTCGGATCTAGGCAGTTCTCCGCTCGCTCGGTAGAGATGGACGGCTTTCACCATTGTCCGCAAGGACAATGACTCAATGGGCGTTGAAGCGATGATGGCTTCGGCTATCGCTTCATTCTCCTTGCCCGCCACTTCCCGAACCGCTTGCCTCACTTCTCCATCCGTCGGCTGGAACTCATAATACAGCCCCCTGTCTTTCAGCGCGGCGAGGAGAGGATTGGTGATCTTGAACTCGTTGAGTAGCACGACGATTTTACCCTGAAAATTATTAATCGAGGTTGAGGTGATGCGCGAGGTTCCCGACAAATAGTGGACACGCCGAACTTTATCGGGCGTTTCCCATAGAGCGCCCTTGAGGATCGAGATTGTTTTTTTGTCCCTCATCGAATACTCGGCATCATCAATCACGAGGAGCTTTGGCGACTTGAGCCGGTTCACTCGTTCGAGCAGTAGAAACAGCTCAAGCGGCGTAAAATAGGCGTTCGTGTAATAATAATGCTCCCCCTCTTTCAGGTTCAGCGATTTGCAGGTATTCAAAACCAGATGCGTCTTCCCGATTCCTGCACGGCCGACGACCATGAGCGAGTTGATATCACCGCTTATCGTCGCGGCGAGGTATGTTTTTAATGTCTTATGGTGATCTTCAAACATGGATACAAAAATACCGACGATGCAAGCGTGTGATCGTCGGCTTTTTGCTTTTTGGCTTTAGTCGCCTTTTTGCTTTTTGCCTTTGTAAACTCTCTTAAAGAGGTTTCGCGTTAAACATATCGGAGAATTGCTTTGATATGTTCCGATGGCTGGTATAAAGCGTCGTTTTTATCTTCGCTTGATTGTCCGCTTCTTCGTCATGCTCAATCCTCATATCAAGCAGTTTTTTCTGGCTCTCGTCTAATACGATGATATCCAGCCATTTTCCGCCCTGCCCTTTCGTTGCTCGTTCAGAGGTGATCGTTGCGTAGAGTTTCATGTTAATTATTCTATTCGCTATCCGTTATGCCCATATGATAAACCAGACACCCTTTTCGTTCTGATCCGCAAGCTGGCGAGAACTCGGTATTCCGATTTCCGACAAAACAAATCCCGCCACCCTGACATCGCAACCGGAGTATTTATGGGCTTGCGGGTTGACTTTTTCGTGTTCCGCTTCGATTACGGCCCAATCGCACCCGTAATAATACAGCTCATCGGATATTACGGCGGGTGCTCCTAATTCATCGGCTAATTCCCTAACTTTTATCATTTTTTAATGTGCGACCGCTTGCTATCGCTTATCTCCGAGTACGACAACTCGGGGGCTTTATAGCCCAGCGATGGGAACGGCGAGGGACTGCAGTGTTATTACGCCGCCTCTTATCCGGATATCGTCCCCGTGTTGATGGCGATCAAAGCCATCGTATCCCATCGCGGGACTATCAAAACAATCCTGCGAGTCGGGCAAGGATAGCCGCCGCCATCACTCCCAATCCTATTGCAACGGCTAGATTTGCCCTCCGGTCGGCTTTTTCTTGCCGCAGGCGGTAATTCAGCCCGTAATCATGTGATCCCTCGTTTTCCATAGTATTATTCAAAATAACGACCTTTCGAGACCTATCTGGGGATTGGCGGGCGTGTTTTATTGCTCCTCTCATCCCTCGTTTATCGTCTCTCTTGTCTAGAGTGATGATACGGAGAACTCCGGAATGCTTTGATCCGTTCCGCTTTATGGAACCCGCAAGCAATTCTTTTACGATATTGCCAAACGCTTAATCGGATAAATCCGAGAATTACCACACAAGACAATCAAGGACAAGTCAAGAGCCGATAAGTGTTTTTGATTATTGCCCGCCGCCCTCGTCGCCTTGTATGAGAGCAATGCAATCATTAACTCCCATTACCTTCATTGTACTCCCCTTAATTAAAAAGTCAAGCCCTTCGGTCCATAAGCATTTACCGAACTATCCCCAGTTATTTTACGACACATCCGCCGTTTTTCTTTTCTCGGCCTCGATCCATCCTTTTCAAACACTTGACTACAAGTTATAAATATGTTCTTTCGCCGTTTTATTAAGAATGTTTAGACATACTCTACAATTAATGTCAAGCCCCTCGTGGTTCCTTTACTTTTTCCTCTTGATGTGATATTGTATTTTGATTCGGGGCTACATCCCCCTCTTTCTGTCAAGTACCCCTTGACTTCCACGCCTTACTATGCCATACGGGGGAGGAAGAAAGAGAGCGTTATCAGGCATAGAAAGATAGGGGGCATTACCCTTCCCCATCAGACTTGACACTTGGTGGGTTTTATGCCGTCCCATGATGGACGGGCAAAGAGGTGGTATATCTCTCGGGGGGGTAGAGATTTAAAATTCGGCGATTTGACTAAAAATCAATAATGTGTTCGGTTATCCATTCGAACTCTTAAAGCTCTTAAAGCTCTTAAAGTTCGAAATCGTCCGTATCGCCTACCATACCTCTCTCGCGAAGGTCGCTGCATGCTCCTTGCGGTCTCGCCGTTCCGTAGGATGGATACATTGTAACGGAATAGGCTTTCGCGGGATCAATCGTCTCAATCGGTTCGCCGTCCCTATGGACTGGGCTCTTCGGTGGTTTTTATCATGCGACTTTTTTTAGATGGATTCTCGCATTCTACCTCTCTCCATCCCAGTTTCCTGGGGAGGGAGGGAAAGACTACTGGAACGTCTTTCTCTGACCCCCTCCCCAAAAAACAAATCCCCGGCTCCGCTAGAAGACGGGACGGGGGATTTATTTCCGTTATGCTTCTAGTCATAACCGATCGCAATATCATTCTACCAATCCCCGGTTTCCCGTCAAGGGCCCCCAAGGAAAACACATAAACCCCGAGAGCGAGCGACAAAATATATGAAACGGAGGAAATTGGAGCTGTCGCAAAACATTGACGGGAAACCGAGAATCAGAAGATACTTATTAAATTTTTACCCTCTGATATTTATACTGCGGCGCGGGTCAAATTATTACAAGGGGTAACCTGTGGATAACTTTTTGCCGTATGGTACGATTGCGGTATATGCCCCCTCCCCGTCATCTCGTCTGGAAGGAAGGAATCCGAATCGTCGACGCCTATTTCGATGATTGCGACAAGAATAATAAGCCCTACACCGTCGCCGGGCTCTGCGCCTTCCTCAAGATAACAAAGGAATATTTCATGAACTACAAGGATACGAACCTGCACCAATACAAATACGCGCGTGCGTTCCGTCAAGCGAAGCGCAGGATTTTGGCTTATGCCGAAGAACAGCTCATGGCGGGCAAGCTGTCCTCCGCGGGCTACAAAATCTTCATCGAACAGAACTTCGGCGGCGGAGAAAAATCGAATGAGACAAGAATAAAGATTATCGATTGAGATGCCGTACCGCAAAAAGATCCCCCCGAAGGAGCCGTACAACCGTCCGCAAGGCATCACCGTGCCTTATCAATTCTCCCCGCGATCCTACCAAGAGCGCGTGATGAAGGCCATTACGGCCGGCGAGAAGCGAGCCGTATGCGTCTGGCACCGGCGGAGCGGAAAAGACAAAACGGCAATCAACATCATGGCAAAAGAGATGTTGCGCCGCGTCGGTTCCTATTTTTATTTTTTCCCTACGTACGCGCAAGGGAGAAAAGTGCTATGGGAAGGAATGGATAAAGCGGGAATGCCGTTCCTTAATCATTTTCCGAAAGAGATCGTCGCGAACAAGAATACGATCGAGATGAAGCTCACGCTCGTAAACGGTTCCATCCTTCGCATCGTCGGCACCGACAACATCGATTCCGTCGTGGGGACCAATCCCGTCGGCTGCGTCTTCTCGGAATACTCGCTCCAGAATCCCGTCGCGTGGGATTACGTGCGTCCGATCTTGGCGGAGAACGGAGGATTCGCCATCTTCCTCTTCACGCCGCGCGGCAAAAACCACGGATGGAGGATTCTTGAGCAGGCGAAGTCCGAGGGATGGTTTTCTCAAATTCTCGCCTATGACGACACGTGGGCGATCGAGAAGGACGTGATCGCGAAGGAGCAGAAAGAAATGCCGCAAGACCTCTTTGAGCAAGAGTATGCGTGCAAATTCATCGAGGGTGCGTCGTCCTTCTTCAAGGGAGTCGACGATTGCGTCGTATCGGGCGACGACCTCGTCCCGGAACCCGGCCATACCTACCGCATCGGCGTCGACCTCGCCCGCTATCAAGACTATACCGTGATCACTCCCTTCGACCTCCACACGTTCCGCGTCGGCAGACCCGAGCGATTCAACCAGATGGAGTGGGAATTCCAGAGATCCCAAATCGAAACGAACTATCTGCGGTGGAACCGGGCTACGGTTGCGATAGACCGGACCGTCATCGGTCAGCCGATTGCGGAAGCCCTGAAGAACCGCGGCATCAATATCGAGGAGGTGAACTTCACATCCGAAGAGCGGAGAAATCTGCTCTACAACCTGCGCCTTCTCATCGCTGAACGAAAGTTGAAACTACCCCGAGACGAGAAGCTCATCGAGGAATTGAAGGACATGCAATTCTCATTATCGGAGAATGGAATAGTCGATATCGACGTACCCTCGAAGCACACGGATGATATGATTTTCTCGCTGGCACTCGCCGTCCGAAACGTGGGCGTACCGCTTATTCCCGAGGAATCCATCGAATCGGCCGACGAACTGCCCCTCTACCCACTCCAATCCTTCGAATGATTTGGTACAATAAAACCATATATGCCAGCCGATTTCGACCATTGCGTCAAGAAAGGGGGTCGCGTCCGGACGATCTCGCTTTCGAAATCGAAATACGTCCACGTTTGCTATCTCAAAGGAAAATCGTATCGGGGAGAGGTTAAAGTGAAAAAGGCGAACAAGAAAAAATAACATGGAGGACGATTCCGAGGAAATAATCGAAGACGAGGAAACTCATGACGAAGAGCTGGAATTTCCCGGCATAGAAGACGGAGAAGACGAATCATCATAACGATATGCCCAAAAAAGAAAACAGCCATCCAACTTACGATATCGAACGCGAAGCGCTCGGACTCATCCGTCGCGAGAAGACGATGTGGGAAGATTCGACCGCCTTTGTAACCGACAAGGTTTCTTTCATGATGCGGAACCTCATCCGCCAACTCCGGAAAAATTATTGGGGCGTGTTTGACGCGCCCATCGACCTTATCACGCAGCGCAAGAAAATCTGGATACCGCTCGTAGAATCGTACGTAGAAGTCGCCGTATCGAAACTGAATATTGACACAAAAGACGTTACCATCATGGCGAAGCGTGCGGCCTCCATCGGCATCACGCCCATCGTCCGTTCTATCCTCGGCGGGTGGATGGAGGACCACTTCTTCGGTCTTTTCATGAATGATATGGCGCGGATCCTCGCCATCGATGGGACGCTTGTCGTGAAAGTGATGACCGAGCGCGATCCGAGAGGGAAGAAAGATCCCGCCATCAAGTACGTCGATTTGCTGAACTGGTACATCGACCCCGTGGCGAAGAACATCGAAACGACGCCCTCCGTCATCGAACGCGCCATCATGACGAAAGACGATTTCATGGCGATGGACGGATGGATTAACAAGGAGGGGATAAAGACAGTGAAGAATCCGAATCTTTACGACGCCGAGCTTCCCTATGGAACGTCGGCAACGACTGCCGGTACCGGAGAAACCGAGATGGTTGAAGTTTATGAGCGGTGGGGCAAGATGCCGCTCTCCCTCATCACCGGCAATCAGAAAGACGGGAATACCTGGATCGACGGCAGAATCGTCGCATCGGGAATCAACACGACCGCGGGGAAAGTACATCTCATCCGGAAGAATCCGAGCGGCGTGAAACCCTACAAGGAATGCTGGTATACCCGCGTGCCGAACCGATGGTACGGCAAGGGCGTCGTGGAAAAACTCATGATGCTTCAGTTATGGCTCAATACCGTGGCGAACATCCGCATAAACCGCTCTTACGTTTCGCAACTCGGCATTTTCAAAATCAAGCGCGGACGAGGCATCACACCGCAAATGCTCGCGCGCCTAGCCGCGAACGGTGCAATTCTCGTACAGGATATGACGGACATCGAACAGCTCGTGATGCAGGAGGCATCACAAGCGAGCTACCAAGACGAGAACACCATCAAAGATTGGAGCGAACGCCTCACCGCGGCATTCGAAGCCGTTACGGGAGAATCGATGCCGGCCGGAACGAAAGCGACGGTCGCCGCGCTTCAATCAAAAGCCGCTCAGACGCAATTCGGCATGATCAAAGAAGAAATGCAGATGTTCCTTGAACGGCTCCTTAAGTTCCGGGTGTTGCCAGTCATCCTCGAAAATTTCAAGAAAGGAGATGTCGTCCAGCTCACCGGCGAAGCGTCCGACCTTAAGCGGTGGGACGAACGAGCCGCGCTTCAGATGGCTATTGAGAAGGCTAAGAAGGGAGAGATTCGCGCGACCGAAGATCAAGTCATAGCCGAGTTCCAGAATTATATGCAGAAGATGGAAGCGATGGGAAATCGACGATGGACGAATCTCCTCGGTTCGATAGATGCCGAACAATTCGACGTGGATGTTGTCGTTGGAAACGAGCGCATCGACAAGGCGGTCATGGTGGACAAACTCATCCAGACGCTCCAACTCGTCGCGCAGATTCCTGATTCTGGATACGATCCCGCGCAAATCGTGAACGATATCTACGACCTTATGGGGCTCGATGCGGCGCATCTCCGCAAACGACCGACATTCCCCATCATGGAAGCTCCGAAAGCTCCCCCCGTTGCCCAGCCGAATAAACAACCCCAAGAACAAAAGTCATTAATTCCAACGGGAGCTCAGGCATAATATGAAGGAAGACCTCGACAAAGAAAGCAAAAAGGAAATTTCGTCGCTTGAGAAGCGTTCAGAAATTTCTCAGTCCGAAGCATGGCGTGAAGTAAAGCGTATTCTTGTTGATAAAATAATCGACCTCCAGAGCGTCATGAACATCGACGCGAAGAATGCAGATGAGATTGCGCTCCAAGTGTCGGCTCGGCGGACTGCCTCGGAAATCCTAGCGGAGACGATACGAGACATCGAAGGTTCCCACGAACAACTAAAGTCGATTTTGAAGGGAAAAGAGAGATCGAACGACGAATTCTTAAAGGTCGATGATTGATATGCTATAGTTATCGATATGGACATAGGCAACAAATCAAGCGACCATATGGCTCGAATGAAGATTCCCGTAGTAGAAACTTCAGTGGAAAATGAATCGGAGGTTTCCTCACGCGGAAGCGGCGGAAAGTGGAATACGCCCATGAAGGATTTCGGATCAGTTGAGATTCCACCGGCACCGGGTTCGCGACCCGCAAGTCAAAGAAAAATAACCTAAAGGTCGCTTATGTTATAAAATTCCATGAATCACGGACCATCAAAAGGACCAACTCACCAACACCATCGGGTGTCTCCTTCGGAGACCGAGGCTGCTCCCGGACATGACGGGTCAATGCACATCGGGAATACTGGCGAGGGAAGAAAGGGAGGTTCAGCCGCCGTTCCCCACGGTACGGGAGACGGTGCAGTTGAGCGTCGCATGGGTTCAGAACCCACCACGGGCTAGGAACGCGTCTCGCCA